GGAACCTAAAGAGATAAAAGAATTGTTTAAGAAAGACTACACCAATGCTATGGACCTACGTGGTCATCCTATTGGAGACATATGTATATGTGGTTCAGAATTATTTACAATCATAGCAGCCTTTGAGTATGGTGAAATATGTTTTTACTTTTTAGATGGTGAATGTGTAGACTGTGGCTCACTAGTAACCTTACCTACACCTCTAGATAATATAGGAATGGATTGTGATTAATGCCTTACTATGATTTTGAATGCAAAGTATGTACCAAATTAGTAGAAATTGATGAACCTATACCACCAACTTGCACAAGTTGCGGAGCAGTGATGGTTCGTATATGGTCAGCAGTACCAACCCATTTTAAAGGAAGTGGATTTTACTCAACAGGGGGCTAATGAGATTCAGCGATAGGCCAGCATGTGATGGTATCGATACAGAATTATTCTTCTCAGAAGACAAAGGTCAGCATACACACTTTGCTTATATCAAAAGGATATGCGATACTTGCCCTGTACTAACCGAATGTTTTGACTATGCTATAGACAATCTAGTGCATGGAATATGGGCAGGAACTAACAAGAAAGAAAGGGATAAGTACAGAAGTAAACGTGGGATAATTGGTAAAACAGTTGTTCCAATCTCTGTATTTAATAGTAACTATGAGTAGACTATATTCTTTAACTCCAGAAGAAGAAGCCATTGCAGTTGAGGTTGGTTATCAAAGACAAAAACCATACTTTGGTGACCCTACTCGTAATATAAATTATTCAGAAGGAGACCTTTGGGAGTTATGGCAACATGTTGTTGCTGCTGGTAGTGAACTAGCATTTGCTAGAATAGTTGGCAATACAACTTTCGTTCCTCATTTTAATAAATGGAAAAATGAATTAGATATTCCTGGTCTTGGTGAAGTTCGTTATACATTTAATGACCAACCTAAATTAAGATATACAAATAGAGATAATGATTCTCTTATTTATATATTAATGGCTGATGGATTACGTCATAAGACTAGACGTACTGCACCTGATTGGTTAGGAGTTCCATACAAAGCAATTGGTTGGTTATATGGTAGTCAATGTAAAGTAGATATGTTTAAGTATAATGAAAAATCTTGGTATGTTCCTGCAACATATCTCTCATCAATGGATACATTACCCTTGGAGCAATATGTCAAAACTATCTGACTTTGATTTAGACCTATCTGTTGGACATGAAGGCGAAGCATTAGTTAATGAACTACTAACTGGTGGTAAAACAATTGAGGTTAAGACAGACCTCAAGTGGAAGAACACTGGCAACTTATATATAGAAACTGTGTGCTGGTCACACAACAACAGTGAGTGGTATCCATCTGGCCTTACAACAACGAAGGCTGATTACTGGGCATTTGTATTAGAAGATGCAGTATTTATTATACCAACAAAAGATTTAAGACATGCTGTTAGTATACATGGCAGACCAATAACCTGTAATATACCGCCCAATCCAAGCAAGGGTTATGTAATTAAACTTGATAAAGTATTTGAGATAGTACAAGAGTTATCTAGGTAGTTAGGGGAAGACTACTTAGAAAACAAAAAAGACCCCCCGACCAGATAAAACTGGAAGGGGGGTTTTGTTTTGTTAGTGCTACTTAGTAAGTCCAAATTCTGGGGCTGACTTATCTAATGCTTTTAATATAGGACCAACTAAACCTGCAACAAATGCTGCTGCTAATACTTTAGGGTCACGTTGTCCTGCTGTATACAATGCAACTGCAGATGCTGCTGCTGCACGTAGGTAGGACATAGCGATTGCTTTTGCTTTTGTTTTGTCTATCATGTTTCTCCTTATAGGAACTTAACTAATTCAGCCCAAGTTTTTGGACCGATGATGCCATTGGAATCAATCACATCGTGATTGTCTTGGAACTTAATAACAGCAGCCTTAGTCTTAGGACCATAGTCACCATCTGCAACTAAGCCAAGGGCTTTTTGTACAATCTTTACACCATTGCTTTTATCTCCAGGCTTAATAGTGCCAGGAAATTCTGGTGTATCTGATACTGGTATAGCAACATTAACTTCATTGCCTGTGTAGTTAGGGCGACCAAAGCCAACGATAGATACCATTATCTTTTTCTTATTGGCAATATATCCACGAGTCTTAACTGCTACCTCACCACCATTACGTTGGTCTCCTTTAGGATTACCAGCAGTATTACCCTCAATACAAGTAAGAGTTCCATCTCCGTTGTTTTCAATTACGATACCAACATGAGAGATTCTATCTACGTTATCTCCAGGGAAATCAAAGAAAGCAATATCGCCAGGTACTGGCTTAGCATTCTTAGCATCAGTCCAAACGTTCATCTTTTTAAATGCACCAGCACCAGCCACGGTAGATACCATATTAGGTACCTTTACTCCTGCTTGGTTAGCACACCACATAACAAATGAACCACACCAAGGTAGGAAGTTTGCCTTAGTAAAGGCACCATACTTAGTTTCATTATCCTTTGGACCTTCAATAGTTCCAACTTCTTTTTTGGCAATCTCAATGATTGCAGCGACTGTTCCCTTTTTCATTAGTTATAGTTAGGGTCAATCTTTGCTTGCTTGTCTGCAGCCTGACGAGTCTCTACCTCTGTATCGGCAACAGTCTTTGCGCCTTTATCTACTGCAGAAAATGCTGCATTGATTTCATCAAGAGATAGTTTGCCATCATCCATAAATGCACGGGCTAACTTCTCTACTACTGCTGCTACTGCTGTAAGACCAGCCACAGTTACTGCTGTAATTGTATCTACGCCAGCGATAGCACCAGCACCAATCACAGACAGACCAGATGCTGCAAAGACAGCAACGATACGCATTAATACATTTTTAAGTGATGCCATTATTCATCCTTTGGGTTACGTAGTTTGAAAGTAATACCCCATACGAATAGGGATAAAACAATTGCATAACCAACTACAGTTTTGGCTGAACCTTCCAGCACAACCCAGGCAATAAACATACCTAGTAATGTCCATAGTTGATTAAAGATATCTGAGAACCAGGCTTTCACGGTTTCCTCCTAAGTGCGGCTACTGCACCAGCGGATGCTGCTGCTTGTGTTGCAATATTTCCAGCGATAACTGCTGCGATAATAACCTTTTCAGATTCTTCTCGTACCTCTGGTGACATGTCCGCCCCTACTTGACTCAGTGCAGCCAATGCTGCAGTAGGGTCAGTAAACAATTCTTGTAGTAACGCAGCAGGGTCTTGCAATAAAGCAATTGCTACTGCTTGTTCTTGAGTTAGTACTACACCATTATCAAGAACCACTGTCTCTTCTTCTAGTTCTTCAACTGGTACCACTTCTGGTACCACTTCAGGTTCTGGCTCAGGTTCTGGTATAACTTCCTCTTCAACCTCTTCTTTAGGCTCTGTAATAGGCTCTGGAGCCTCTTCTGGGGCTACTTCCTCAGTCACTTCAGGCTCAGGCAAAGGCTCTTCCTCTTCAGGAACAACCACAGGTTCCTCTACAGGCTCAGGTACAACCACGGGAACTACTGGTGGTGTAGGTACAACAGGCTCAGGTTGAGATGTAGCCGTGCTACCATCTACTGGTGCAACAATGGTTGCCGTATCAGAAAGAACTGTTGATGTATCGGAAGGAACTGTAGATGTATCAGTTGGTGCTGGGGTTACTGTTTGGGTTTCTGTTTGGCTGGTCTGTGTCTCTTGTGCAGAACTCGCAGAAGGCGAAGGTTCGGGAGTTGGAGAAGGAGTTGGTGAAGGTTCAGGGCTACTTGACGGACTCGGAGTTGGAGTTGCACTCTCTGAAGGAGTTGGTTCAGGAGTTGCAGTTACAGTCTCACTTGGTGAAGGAGAAGGAGTTGGTTCAGATGGAGTGGGACTTGAAGGGTCAGTAATTACTCCGTTGTAATAACCAAGAGCACCACCGTTAAGAGTATCACTGACATAAATGTTATAAGGAAGAGCATAACCACCTGTGCAATAGAAGGCTGGTATGTATCCCTTATCAGCAAAGAACTGATTAGAGTTATCCCAACCTATTTGAAATGTACGTTGTTCCCCTGCAGGGTTAGCACATATAACTGACGTGTTTGCAATATCAGCATTAGCAGATGGAATCATAAAGATAGATGTTCCAAATACTAAAAAGAATACTGCTAATAAATTATTTCTTTTCTGAAAGAAGAAAATAGATTTGGTCGACACGGGTTTCCAATCGAGTAATGCGTCCCTCTAGGTTGTGTCCCCCGTTGCCATCAGGTTTAAGTTCTGATAGATAATGTTTTACTAGCCATCTAATTGAACCAGCAAAACTGGCTACAATAGTTGCGACTGCTACTGCTAAGCCAGCCCAATCTGTGCTACTCATTATACTGTCCTAATCGTAATCTCAATTACGCCTCCAAATCCATCAAACCTTCTGTCTGGTGGAGTCATACGAGTAAAAGATATCTGGTCAATAATTACTTGACGACTTTCACCAGTGGTTAAATCTTGCCAGGTAACAACATCGCCATTTTCTTCTATGTTTTCTAGTACTTGTAACCTCTGTAATGCTGAGCCTTCATAGCCAGATATTACATTGTATCTATCTGTCTCTAAATCAAAGCAGTAAACAGGAAACTTTAAGTTTCTTTGTCTAGGCGTAGCAATAGTAGCCTTGGCCTGATAACCCTTAAATATAGGACCAGTTGATGTAGTACTTGAGTCACGATTAAATGTAAATTTATATGCTACATATTCTTGTGCAGTTTGAGGCTGAGATGTAGTTACCTCAACAGCAGTTACCCCTGCTTCATAGGTAATGTGGTCGTATGGAACATCATTCTTATCTATAGTTGCTAGCGTTAATGAACCTTTAGTAAAGTCACCACGTGCTAATAGACGCTTAAAGTTCTTAGGCTCAAGGGTGCCGTATCTGATATAACCTGTAGTTATATAACCAGTTGTGGCTAAGACTGAGGTTGATTGAATAGCAATACCATTGCTACCTGATGTAGTAAATGCTATCTGATTTGAGTTACCTACAAAATTTACAGTAGTAGCGTAGCCAGTAGCCCCATCTAGGTAGGTATCTTTGGCGTAAGCAAATCGTAATGTCTCAAGTTCGTTACCTAAATCAATTCTATATAGCCCAGCATAACCATTAATAGAACCAGTTACCCACGCAAACCTATCTCTAAATGCAAAATCTAACCCAGTATTGGCTGCTTCAATAATTAATGGACCATAAGATAGGTCTCCATTAGTATCTGATATCGTAGCAACACGGACACCTTTGTTAGTACCAATTAATAAATACCCTAAATAAGATTCAATTTTATGAGCATACTCACCATTAGGTAGTTGCGCTGCAACTATACCTGAAGTAAGAGTTGGCATAACACCAGCAGTATTTAAAGTAAACTTATAGATAGCACCATTAGTACCAGCGTAGCCAGCAGCATAAATAGCAGAGCCACCTTCAGATATGGATGTCCACTCCCAAGAAGAGTTAGGATGGGTGTATATAGCAGTAGGTAAGTTATGGGTAGTACCCTTTGCATTAGTTAACTCATAGATAGATGCATCAATGCCAGCAACTAATCGTTGTTTAACCCAACTAAGAACTACCCTAGTTTTATCACCTTGAAAATCATAATACTTTGTATAGCCAGCAGTAGGTGTAGCAATAGGACCTGTATAAACATGGTCATTGTCTGCTATAAATAGATGAATACCATCTGTTGCAATATCTTTAATTGAAGTATCTAATGGTGACGGGCTAATACTAGTTACGTCTGTATAAGCAACAGCAGTACCAGCAGATGTGTAGTTATTAATAGTTGTACTTGCTGGAACCCAGCCAAGTAATTTATCCGTAGAACCATCTACAATAGATAAAGATTTATATATACCGCTAGTTACACCGCTAAGGCTGGCTGTTTCTTTAAGTAAGGTAACCTCGCCTTTAGTCCAAACATCTACATTGTTGCTATCTGTAAACCTATGTGCAACTATCTCGCCAGCAGATGGGTCATAAAACTTAATACCAGTACCATTATGAAAGGATGATTGGCTTCTTAGCCACCAGCCTGTAAGTGATTGCTCACCTGGCTCTTGGTTATTATCAAATTGTTCTTTACGATACGGAGCAGTTTGTCTAATATATGGTCGTGCATCACCAATAGCGTATAAGAATGGTTGCCCACCTAGGGCTACATCGTATGACTCACCTGAGTTTTGCCATGTTGAAGTTGAAGATAAGATACCAATTTCTGCAATACCACGAGCGGTAGGTAAACCATCATCTGCCAGTGGGTGTACATTATCGTCACCTTCGGTAATATCACGACCAGCCACGTTACTCCTTAGGTTTTAGTTTTTCTGCTTCTTCTTTTAATTTCATTGCTTGTTCTTGCATTGCAGCCATGTTCCAATACAGCGCATAGTAATCAATATCTAAACTAAATCTTTTCATATGCTTTACTAACGCACCTGTATGGGCGTGTACTGGTATACCAGCAGCCCTAACTTTGCGGAAGAAAACAATATCTTCACCAACAAACTGGTCGCCTAATCCTTCTTGCTCAGCAAACATAGACTGGCCAGGATACTTAGCACGTAGTTTTGGCACAATAGATTTGTGCATTAGCACAAACCCCATACCAGCAGAGTCAACCTCTAGTAATTTATCTTTAGGTAGTGGATGTATGTACTGGATTTCATACTCAGATATGTTCTTAAAGATACAAGGGAATGGCCTCATTACTGAGGACTCATTCTCCTTTGAGATAAAGTAAACACCACTAACTATTGGGCGTAAATTTCTCCCT